GTAAGCACACAGTATAATAAGAGTATAACAAACAAAGGACATTTTAAAATGAACTTAACACCAGTATTCTCAAACGGAACAGAAGTAGAAACTTCAGAAGCAAGAATCTTTTTTAGTTACCGTACACCAGTTGCTGCTTACATCTTTGGAAGGGGTTTTGTTAGAACAGATGAATTTTTCAGCGTTACCACTTCACGACACATTAACAAATGGTTAAAAGATGGACACACAGATTTACCAGAGTGTGAGACAGTACCACAGAAAGAAATCGAAGCACTTGCCTAGTTGACAAAATTCTCACACGGTGCTATAATAAGAGGGAACAACAACCCTCTTTTTTTATGTCAGGTTAGTTTTGTATCACCAGTAACATTTGCAGTTTTGCAGTCGCTGAGATCGCAGTCGTGGCGCGGGTTCTCGCGGGTCGGGTGGCCGCTAAAATAAAAAAGGCAAACTACCCTAACCTACAAAGGTACCCAAAAGCGACCTACATATTATTCGTATTATGATTTCCCTCAAAAATAAAAAAATTTTCCCAGAAAAAATGAGACCCTTACCTGATTTTGATCAAGACTTGAGAACATGGGCACTTCAGACCCTTATCTGGAAGGAAGGGTTCTTGGATAGTAAGATGTATGCAGTTGCTGATCTCTATATTGGTATAAACAATACCAAAAATACAGAAGTACTATATACACTATGGAATGGATGGAAATCTAACCACCCCGACACTAAATATAAACTTTAACATATGTCAAAAAGATTCACCACAAAACTCGACGACGATGATTTTGGTGATCTAGTACTTACAATCCCTTATGAAATATGTGAAGAACTTGGTTGGTATCGCGAAACTGAATTGGAATATGATATAATAGATGGAGAGATTACTTTTAAAAAACTAGAAGATGAATGAAGAAGAAGTAGCAACTGCTCTTAATACTGTTAATGAGTGTTTAAGAGTTATAGGTGAAAGGATACAAGTATTGGAAGAGTATGTCTCTGATATGCCCTTACATGTTCACGATAAGTTACTTTATAAACCAACTGATCAAGAAAATTACTTAAATATTAAGGAAAACTTCGATCACCTTTATAAAAGGTTAGATAAACTCGAAAATGGGATGTAAAAGAAAAGATTACTTAGGTAATATTATTACCGATCCTTGTGATGATGCTGATGCGTGTCTAAACTACGAACCTCTTCCTAGTGATAGGAGGATTAGTTTGACATACAGAGAGTATCCTCAGGATATTATACGTCAAGTTGATGCAAATATACCAAATCGTACTGGTCAAGCAGTTATGTACGATAGTGTTCGTGTGTGTTTAACTCAGGGACAGTCAGCATTTGGTCAATCTGGGTTTGTTGTCCCTGCCAGTGGTGCAAATTGTGGTAGAGTAACTCGTTCTGCAACCTGTGATCAGTTCTGTGATGATGGTGCTGTGATAATATATGACTATTTCCCTTCTCAACTATCATTTGATATACAGGCAAGTGATACTTGGTTTTCTTATTTGTATGATACAAGCAATAATGCAGGTATAATAGGTACTCCTGCGTTTCATTTAGAGGACGAAGAGAGGGAAGATAACACTGATCCTGATAATCCAATCACCTTTAGTAATACTAACTGTTTCCCTTGCAGTGGTTTTACCTGTACCCCCGCTTCCACAGGTTGTTCTTATACTGTTGAAAGTGATATTGATTACACTGGCGACCCCGATTGCCCACATCCAACCTTATTTGGTATTGGTACGAATAGTAATAAGATAGTATTTGAGTATGATACACTGTCTAGCACCATCCCTAACGGTGTTTTAGACCTCTCTGCGTCTTACGATGGGATAACATATAGCGATGCATGGAATGAAGGAGAGGGAATCGGCATTATTTACGACTCTTCACAGAATACTTGGCAATCTGGAGACGAAGCAGCAGGTACTTTTAACATCTATGAGTTGAACTCTGGGTCAAAACAGGGTTTAAAGTTGAATGTCAAGGTCGAACCGATCATCGACGAGTCGGGATCCACAGTAGCATTCACTGGAACGAGGTGGCAAATACAGGAAATTATGAATCCTGGTACAAATTATGCTGTTAACGACGTTTTTCAACTTACCCACGCTCATACACACCCCGACAACACGACAACCACGTTCACTTTGAACATCAAAATCACTAGTGTCGGACCAGTTGCAGGTCAATCAGGCACAATTTCCGATGTTTTACGAAGAGGAGACACTCTAAATGGTCATCAAATCACTCAAGTAGTCCATGGACCGTCTATTGCAAGTGATTATGATACTTCAAAAGGTCTTTTCCCTTACCATTTTGCTTATTTGGACGGAAATGGAAGTAATTTTACCAAAGATACACAATATACAAGCAACAGAGCACATCAAGTTACAGTAAGAGCAGGTAAAGGAATCGTTGATAGAGGATTTTTTGGTGGATTATACGAGTTTAGTGAAAAATCAGTTCAATATACCATAGGAACTGTTGATAGAAATGCTCCTGACATCTATAATACGCTAACTCAACCATCTACTACCGTAACGATAACTAATGGAAGAGTAACTAATGTAACTATTGATACAGATGGCGGAGGTTCTGGGTGGAATACACTTGGAAGAATACCAGAATTGAGTATTACTGCTCCAGTAGGTGCAACTGGAACACCTGCAGAGGTAGAAGGAGAGTTTAGTAACGGAGTTTTGACGTCTGTTACTGTCATAAATGGCGGTAGCGGGTACTCTAGCACAAATCCGCCACAGGTTACTGTCAGAAATATCCATAAAGTGCTCAATTCCGTAGCACCAAACGCTGCATTTGACGAAAAGCGCGAGTCAAGGACTCTAGAAGTGCTCGATGCGTTCCCAAATATCGGAGATGCGTTCCCAACTTACACTGCGGAAGACCAAAAACGCGATAGAGACGCATTAATTGCAAATTCTCAGTATCCTCCTGCACAAAGAGCGTATGAAAACACTGCGGACAGCGTACAATTCAAAACAGACCCCAATAATAAGCGAATCCACCCCCTTCCACAGTCGGCATTTAACTCTGAGGACTTAGAACCTTACAAAAATGCCATGATAAACAAAGAAAACTACTCAAAAATCACAGAATACGATTTTGGGACATCTAATGAGGCAAGAGAGTTCAAAAATATGCTAATTAAGTCGCAAAAAGACGCAAATGACAATATTAATGCATATATGGACAGAATTACACAAGATGAACCAAATATTGCTAGGTATGATGAGTCATATATTGAAACTGTGCAAGGACCTTTCTCAGAATTACCATATGCGTCTCAATATACTAAATACTTTTTAAGGCAGTTTCGTCCTGATCCTAGAATTGACACTAATATCACTGTGAATCTTAGTGTTAATGTA